TGCTGCGCTTGAAATGGTTCCGGTTCTTTCCAAATCAACGATTCCAAAAGTATATCCTTTTCCTCCAGTAACAACACTAGTAGAAGTAATAGTTCCATTACTGTCAACTGTAATAGAAACTCTGCCGCCACTTCCATCACCTAAAATATCATATGTTCCATTAGAATATCCAGTTCCACCACTTTCAATATAAACTTTTTTAATCTGATTGTTATTTGTATCAGAATCTCCTGCTTCTCTAACAGATTGAATTTGTGTGTCTGTTGAAATGTCCCAATCGTTTGGAACCACAATATATTCTGTGGAGTCAAACTTAATTACATCACTTGGTGAAATGGAGAACAAATATTTCCACAAATATCCGTCAGATCCTGCAGAAAATGGTTGCAAATCTGTGGATGTTGGTTCAAATTTAGATCTTTCTCCTTTTACATTAGTTCCAGAAGAACCATTATCAATACAAATATAGACTCTAAAATCACTATTAATTACATAGTAATTTGAATCGTATAATCTACTTGTTCCAGAATTTGGTGTAAGATTAGAAGAACTATAATCATGCCTATACATGTCATAGGCAGTATTTGTCGTCCACTGAACTTTTCTTATTACTCTTCTAATATTAGTGCTTGTAATTCTTTTTCCAAACAATCCAGTGTCTCTATAATGAGACAAGTATTGTAAATTATCAGTAGGACTTGGAGGACCACTGGATGCGGTACTCCAAGTAGACGTTCTGCCAAATCCAGTAACCGATGAGTTCGGCAAACCTAAAAACACATAATATGAATTATTATTATCTAGAACGGAATCGACAAAATTATTAGCATTCAGTATTCTAAATTGATCTGTTACGACAGCAGCCATATTAACATAGTTTTTTAGATATTTATAACAGTTTAGGAAGAGCGCCAGTAGACCTTATACCAACGTTTCTTCTTTGGACCACTGGATATGTTGCCAATCCAGATACGATATTTCCTGTTACCCCAATCGAAATTGGATTTCCAGATCTAACCAAACCAGAAGTATTGGATATTCTTCCCCAGGAATATCTTCCAACAGGATAATCAGTAGATCCTGTAGTGTTAATTCCAACTATATCAGAAGCAGAGTGGACTCTACAGGTTATAACACCACTTGCGTTATCTAATGCAGTTACACTGTAGATATTATCAACACGAGTAGTTCCTATTCCAACAACTTCGGAATCTGAAGAGATAATGGATGTAACTCCATTTCCAACCAGCGTGTCAAAAATGTAAATTGGATAACCAACTTGTAAATTGGAAGTAACCAAAGAATCTAAAGTAAATTCTATTGCAAGGTTTGGAGTACTTGTTGTTGCAATACCAACAATGGCACCAGAGTCTCCTTGAATTGTTGTGAAATTAGATATAAGTTCAATAGAGTCATTTCCAGTAACAGTGGATATAGCAGCAGTTGATATTCCACCAATTACCAAACAATCAAAAGAAGCTAGGTCTGGATCTTCGTACTTAAACAGTTCAACACTATCAATGAATACTTCAGTATCTGTAGTTGACAAGTCTCCTATAACATTTGCAGTTGGGAATATTAAAGATTCGATGGAATCCCTTGATTTTGAAACAATCTCTCCATTTATTTTCTTATCAGACTTTTGCTTAGTCCAACTTAATGGTCTGAAAGTTGTGCTGATGCCTTGACCAGAATACAAGTCTGTTTCAAATTTATCTGAGTAAGATAAATCTGTTACAGTTCTCTTATCTTGACCAGAAATATTGGGTTTTGAATTATATTTCAATACCTGGACAGTATCTCCTTTCTTGATTGTTTCTGAAACGTTAGTAACAATCTGAATGTCTGCTGGTGTTCCTTTGTAGAAATAAATTGAAATGCTATCTTCTATTTTTGGTGCCGTTGTGAATATGAAGGATGTTCCTCCACCAAATTCATAAGCAACTCCAGGTTCCTGAAGCACACCATTGATGAAAATCAAAAGACAATTTTGCAGAGTTGTTCTGGAGTCACGATCTTGTTCAAAACTAATCAGATCTCCATTGTAGAATAATGGGAATGTTCGTCTTGATCCATCTTGATAATCTTTAATAGAGTCAATGAAATCAAGTTGACCAAATTCCCATGATGCAAACTTATCAGAATAAGTCTCAAGAACAGTTAGTTCAAATTCTGATATTGGAGATGCTAATCTTGCATCCGTAACCAGTCCGACTGGTTTTAATACATCTCCTCTTCGGAAACTATAACCATTTCTAGTAATATCAAACTCAGTAACTCCAAAATGTGTTGATCCTATTCCAGTTGCTCCAACATTTCCTACTTTTAAACTAATTGATAAACCAATACCTGTTTGTGTTGTAACTCCGATACCAAGTCTAGAAACACCTGTTACTGAAAGATTTTCATAAGTTGGCGATGATACGTATATTTGTGGATTATTATATCCAGTTCCACCAGCTCCAATACTAAAGGAAAGGGAACCACCAGCACCAACAATTGCAGTAATACTTGCAGGATCTCCACCAGCATCTTGAGTGGAATCATAAACTGTAACTCCGATTGAAGTTAATCCATTGTATCCAGATCCAAAAGATCCTCCAGGAATTCCTGTGGTAATACCCGTAATAGATCCTCCTGCACCTGTTACGGCAGTAACAGAAGCGCCTACAAGAGGTGCAAAACCAAGACCAGTTGTTGATCCTAGTGAAACTACAATTCCACCCCTAGGAGTTTCATTTTGATTTACATCATAATCTGATATTACATACTCTAATGGATCAGTATCTGGTTTTGTAATTCCAGAGAATATAATTGTACTAATTCCTGCACTAGTGTCTTCGAGTATTTCAAAGTTTCCTCTTGGATTGTTTGTAGTAGTTGGTTGTTGGAATATTCCATTTATAAGAACTATTCCACTGGCACCTATTGTTCCAATTCCAGTTGTATCTGCTCCGCCAACCTTCAATGTAAAGGTTCTACCTATACCATTAAACTCTTCTGACAGATCATCATATACCTTATTTGAGGTATAGTCAGATCTCAAGAACACTCTACCATTAAACTCTGATGTCTCATAGTCAAGATTGAACTTAGTTTTATCGATCTGTGGATTTCCTCTAGGAGCATCTGCAAAATGTATTTCATTTTCTACAATATTAAATGCTCCTCTGTAAACATCAATTTGTGTTGAAGAACTATGTGAAGTTGCTATCGTCCCTACAAATCCTCTTTCAGCATCTACTAAATTAAACGATCCACTATTTGTAATTGGTCCAACACTAGTAGTTCCTAAACCAACATTATTAACTCGCATATATTCATCATCAATCTTCAGAATGTCTGATGGATTAATAGAAGAAATACCGCTAAGACTTAAAGTTGTAGTTGTAGTTCCAATTGATCCCGAAAGCGTATGTGATACGCTGGTGAAAATCAAAGGATGCTGAATAAGATCATCAATTACGATGATTGATTTTTCATTCTTCTTGGACATTTCAAATTGATGAACATTACCACCACCAAGATCAGTAAATGTTACTGCAGTTCCACTTCTTGTTGTCGATATGAAAAACTCATCATAATTTAGATCGCTAACAACAGCAAAAACTGTGGATGGTAAAAGATCAGAGACGCCACTGGATACATTACTGTATGTCATAGCAGTAGTTGCAATTCCAACAATTGATGATTTTGGAGTATAGATTAACTCCTCTCCATCTTTAAAGAAGTGATTTCTAATAGTAAATTTGCCAGTGGTTGCAATTAATGCATCAGTATTCTCTGGATCAAATACCTTAACAAAGATTGGTGTTCCTTCGGATGTTAATGTAAAATTGGTCCTATTAATTCTATCTCCATTTATTGAATTGTAGAATTTTAAATCAACAGATTCCTCAACCTTTCCATATTCGAGGTCTGGAGGTACATTTGCAACGTCTAAATCGTTGTAGAAGCATTGACTAAATGCAGATAAGACAATATTATCTGTAGAATAATCCGAATCTGGATAGAATTCCAATTCTAAGTTAGATCCAGAATTGTTTCCACCAAATGTTCCTATACCTAAGGCACTATCAGAAGGAGAATCACCACTTATACTCAGTAATGCTGATTGCTGAACATAAACATCGCTACTATCTTGTATCATCATTACCTGATGAAGAGCCTTAGTAGAACCAATACTTACTTCTACCAAAGATTTTACGGAGTTGAATAATGTTTTGTCTATCGATACAATACTAGTTGTTCCAACACCGACAGTAAAGTCAGATTGATACAGTACGGTTCTTTCAGAACCTGCAGGTTGTCTGCTTAACTTAAATCTATAGGGGGTTCCAACACCAGTTGACGTTGTGCCAAAACCAACAACCTTTGCTCTATATGTATTATTATATGATGATGTGTTTGTGTAGTTCAGAGAAACAACACCCGAAGAAAGATCTGCTCCAAACGTACCTATAAAATTATTAGAGAGAGGTGTATCGCTTTCTGAGTCAAAGTAATATTCTGAAAGATAGGTATTAGTGCCATCAGTTCCTACATACAACTCTACAAAGTTTATATCGTTTGTAGTATCATTGATTATCTCAACATTTGCATATAGAGATTCAAATTCGCTTACGCTAAACGATGCTATGCTGGTAGTCACTCCAGAAGTTGTAACTCCAGTAGAACTTACAAGATTTGTAAATCCAATAGAAGTTGTTCCTACTCCTGCTGCAGAAGATGTAAATGTGTTTCTTACGATTTTCAGATCATAGTCTGTATCATATGCATCAACAGGAATAAATCTCAAATAACTGTCATTAAATGCATCAACTACTATAGAAACACTTCCATATTGTTCGCCAATTTCATGTGCAGTACCAACACCAACGTTGACTAAACTTCCTTTCTCTACCAAATAATTATTACTTCCATCATTTAGTAAAACGACTTCGGTAAATTGAATTTCGCTATTATCGCTATTTGTAATTCTAATTAAGAAATTATCATAGGTAATTGAAGGATCTAATTTAATAAGATTTAAATATGTGCTAGGATCATCTTCAAAATATGAAAACTGACTACTAATATCGTCTATTGGTAAGACATCATTTCCAATATTTTTTGTATAGTCTGTTAACTTGGTATTCAGTAATTTTAGATACTTGGAATTTCCTGTGGTTGGGTTGATATCAATGTCTTGAGCGAAATCAAAATCATAAATTGTATCAACTCTAAGATCATCTACAAAGTCTCTGATAACAGTGCTTCCATCGATTCCGTTAAATGTTTCTGATGCGTATGCATCAGAAGTGGAAGTAATTCCAGTATCAGCAAAATCTTTCAAACCGCTAGTGTGTAAAATTGGTTTGATTTTTGACTCTACTTCCTTATATTCTTTGCTACTCTTTATAGAATATGAAAGATTTTGATAGTAATCATTATCAGGAACAACCTGAGTATCAGAATTTAGTTTACCAATCTCATCAGACCATCCTATATTTTTTGAAATAGAATAGGATACTCTAAAGACTCCAGAATTAACTTCTATTTCATTAATAGTTGCTACAGTTCCAGAATTTCTTCCGGTTATAACTTCATTTAGACTTAATTCATATGTTCCAGAAACTTTCAATATTGTACCTTCATAGTCAGAGACAAACAAATCTCTTGCGGTGTTATCTGAAACAAGTTGCTCTCCAATATTGAATTGAAGTCTAGTTTGTGTAACTTCAAAAGTTGGATAATCATCTTCATGGATCAAAGAACCATAACCATCTTGTATTGTTTTGGCAATACCAGTGTTAGTGGTCAGTCCACCATTAGAAACATCAGATAAGTCAAATACAACTTTATGATATGGAGATGCTTCAATGTAACTATCGACAATAAACAATTTATATCCATAATCTTCAGAATTAAATCCAGAACCAGTGGAACTAAACTTCTGTATACCTTCAACGAATACCGCATCTCCAGAGGCAAACGGGAAAGTTGTAAACCCTGATGTGGGTACGGTTATTGCACAAGTGAATATACCAGTAGAACTGGACTCTACTCTTTGAATACTAATTCCATTTGTATTGTTGATGGTCAATAATCTAACAGAATCTTCTGGAAGACCTTTTGGATTTTCTTCTATTGTTACCGACTGAATTGATTCTCCGATTAAATTTGCCGTTAAAAGTCCAGATTCAATTTTTTCATTGGTATCTGGATTTACAATTATAATGTCTGGTGCTTGAGTATATCCTCTTCCGCGATTATTGACTGATACAGATTCTAAAGTATTTGAATTCTTTGTAACAATATTTGGAGATATGTAAGCAGTTGGATTTAGAGTAGGATCAAAGGAGTACTCAAACTCTTCATTTTTGATTCTTGATTGTTTTACATTGCCAATTTGATTGGATTTGGCAAGTATATAAGCATCTTTACCATTTTTTGTAGTAATATCATCTACAACTGGAAGATTTTTATATCCATATCCATTAGAAACGATTTTGAGTTTACTAATTCCACCACTTGCAGTCGTAGATGATGTTGTATATTTCAACTCATCGCAATCACTTTGAGCATATGATGTATCTTCAGGAACTTTATTGAGAACTAAATCAAATGATGTTGTTGCCACTCCAACAACACTATATTTTCTATTATATACACTATCGATGAAAGATATTTCCGAATAGTCTTTTACATCCGTGTCTGCGGTGCTAATATATCCAGATTTTTCCAAATTGTAGTATAGTTTTTCTGGTATGTTAACACTGTGATTGATCGTTAAGGATGCATCAGTCGATACACCAATAGTTCCAACACCACTTATATTAAATGTGGATGTTGATCCAGTAGAAACAAATTCATCCTTAAACTGATTATCTCTGTAAATTTTGAATTTATATCCAGATAAAGAAGAATCGCTTAAATCAAATACTAAGTTGTTATTCTTTACAGGTTCTAATTTTGGATTGATTGGGGATATTGTCTGAGAAATGCCACCTGTTCCCGCAATACTTACCACTGTTGGTGGAATGGTTAGAGAATCTGTGTATGTCTCTGAGAGTTTGATAGTATTAGAATCAACCTTGAAAACATAGTAATGACCAGTGCTTAATCCAGATGCAACACTATCGGAAGAATAATAAATTTTATCTCCAGTGTTTAATTCATGATTATTGAGAGTAATTGAATTGTTGTTTGTATTAATTCCTGTGGAATTGAAACCTATGGGGTTGATTAATAAGTTTCCTGTTGTTGTGTTTCTTGCAATTCTTACTGCTGTAGATGTTCCGATTCCTACAGAAAGATTTGGTTTTACTACCAATTCTACTGTATCATTTACAGACATCTGATGAGAAGTAGATACAGATACAGTAGTCTTTATCTTTTCAACTTTTCCAAGTACTTGTGTATATGATGATTCAAAGGAATACAAGTCGCTGTTAGATCCACCACTATGGTAGAATAACTCTTCAGAATTTAAACTAGTTTTTAGACCAATCAGATTTGAACCTTTGTTAATAATGAAGAGTGTGGATGGTAGAGTGCTGACATTTACGCCATCTGTAGAAATAGAAACATTTGTTCCATTAGCAGTGTATGTAACTTGTTGATTATTATTAAATGGGTGATTTTCAATGTAAATTGACTTGGTAGGTATACTTCTTTGTACGCCAATCTTGTCTCCAAAATCAAATGTTGCCAAGTAAGAGTTGCCTGGAGTTGTTCCAAATCCTACAGATTCTGTTGGATTGAAGAAAATTTTATCATTTACCTTAGAATCAAAAAAGTCAACAGTGCTGTCAATAGTAAATGAATCTGGTGTAAACGACAGTGCAGAATTAGCATCATGTGATGTTCCAGTTACACCTCTTTCTACTCTAATGATATTTTGGTTTCTGAAGAGTTCTAAAACTCTCAGGGTTTCTGTTCCTACTCCAACGCTACTTCCAACAGAAATATTTTCGGGAATTCTGGAAACATAAATCTCAGTTCCACCAATACTTGCAGTTGAAGGAATAGTAGAAATAGCAACTGAATTTTTAGTATCAACTTTTATCTTGTGTGTCCCATTAAGAGTGGAGAGGTTGGTTGAAAAACCAGAAATAGTTACATAATCACCATCATTTAGATCATGATTTGGCAAAATTGATACTTTTACTTTTTTGCCATTGTCCCACGTAAATATAGAATTTTCATAAGCGGTTACTGTCGTGTTTACTTCAGTAATATTTTTACCTTCAACAAAAGAGACAGTAGCATATGCTCCACCACCACTAGTTCCATTATTGTTGAAATCTAAAATATCATTGACCTTGTAATTTGATCCAGAGTTTTTAATGTCAAATCTTTCTACTCCTCCACGAGTAACAGATTCAATAATTATTTGCTGTTGAGTAATATCATCTATTTCGGAGATGAAGTCATACTTAGCATTCTTATCTGCTACCTTATATGGCAAAGTGTTGCGAAGTAGATTTGAATTTGAAAAATCGAAAGACTGATTTAATGTTGTATTTTCATCTAGTGGTTTAGATCTGTAATCATTGCCAATAAAGTATGGGAATGATGGATCTCCCGATGAATTTATAGATGCAAAGTACGCATAAACACCGTTTGGAAATTCTGGAGTTTTGCAGAATCTACCGTTGTATCTGTCTAAAGTACCAGAATTTGTAAATTTGTAGTCTTCTACAAAGAAACCAGAAGAGAATCCAGAAGGTCTATCGGTGTAAGAAGTATCTAAAACATATCCCGATGACATTCGAGTTATTGATGATGATGAATTTTTAGGATCAGAATATCCAAAAGGTCCATAAATTGGATTTCCATCATAAGCCCATCCAATTATTCCTGATATATTTCCACTATTTTCTCCAAAGGAGTCTCTTAGATCTTCAAAATATGCAGAAACAGTATACTTTATCTTATTGTCTGACTCTAGTAAAACTTCATTTCCAAATTTAATATTATTATTTACTGTCAACTCTCTAATTTTTGGACTCAGAAGAGCATTGATACCTGCAGATCTTACAGAAATAGATGTAGATGTGCTTGAATAACCAATTCCAGCGTTTATAATTTTAACATCAGTTATTTTGCCACCAGAAATTACTGGTCTAAGTTTTGCTCCAGATCCAGAACCAGAAGAATCTGTGACAATCAAATCTGGAGATGAATAATATTCGTCCCCACTATATTGAATATTTACAGAAATAATCTGACCATTTGATATATTTGGAATTATGGAAGCATTCTTTCCATTTTTAATTGTTATAGTAGGATTGTTTTGATAATTTAATACTGTAGAACCATATCCAGTTCCTTGCTCATAAAGATATACATCTTGAATAGTTCCTCTTACGACTGGAGTTGCTACGATCTCTTGATAGGATTGAGTTCCAGTACTAAAACCAACTGGATTATATTTTACTGAAACTGAAATAGATGGATACGCAAAATATTGATATCCAGATCCAGTATTTGAGAATTTGACATAATCTTTTCTATCAAATTCTGAGGTATCTGTTCCGGCAATACCAGCATTACATAATCTGAAAGAATCATCATTGATCTTTAAGATGTAATACTGATTAGATGTTGAAAGACCGGAAATAGCACTGGTTTGGAAGTCATATGTAACTAATTCGCCAGTATTAAATCCATGATTGGTAAAATTGACAGAATCGCTAACTGTTGATATTCCAGAACCTTTTACAATGAGTTTTCTATTAGTATAACCACTTCCACCATCTATTACTTTAATTTCAGAAATAGTATTTTTCGGTACAATTGTACTAAACTTATGTACTCCTTGAGTTCCAGTTGAAAATCCTATTACATTTGTATTGTTTGTGTAGTCTAATAAAGACTTAAACAAACTGACTGTAGTATTGTTCTCAATTTTTACAAAGTATGATGTGTTAGTAATAAGAGTCGAAGAACCAGATCCAATTACAACTTGAGAATTTCCATTTGAATTGTATACTACTTGATCTCCATTATTTAAATTGTGATCAGTTAAGAACGAAATTCTGTTTCCAGTTGTGCTTATTCCACCACCATTTGCTGCAGTTCTACCATCAAATAGTATATCTCTAACTCTTTTGCTAACAACAGGTTCTAGTACAGCACCAGATCCATTTCCACCTACAATGTCAACAGAAACAACTTTTTCAATATCATAATCTTGAGAATCTATGTAAACTTCTTTAATTGATCCACCAATAGCAGGTTGTGCCAAAGCATTTGAGGAACCCGAAGAAATTGTCAGTGTGGGAAGGTTAATTACATCATAATCTTCTCCGCCATTCAATACATCAATAGATTGTAATGGTCCATAGTAAATTTTATCCAGAGACTTATAGTTACTAATTTCAACTCCATTGATTAACATTCCAGTTGTTCCAGAAATTGTCTCTTCTCCTGGACTTTCTATCTTTGCTTGAAGAGGAAACTTTTTAAGTACCTTTTGTACTCCAATTTCTCCAGATCTATGCGAATATAAAGTAAAAGTCTGAGTATCAAATCCAGATTCTGGTACGCTGAATTTTAAGAAACTAGAACCATCGATAAAAGATCTTGAAGAATAAAGTCTTATTCTTTTATTATTAGATGGAAGTACCTCAACGTAGTAACTACCAGTTTCTAGACCAACCAGTGGTGTTGAATTTGGTTGATAATATATTCTATCGCCAGTTAAAAATGGAGCGTTATTAGAAAAACCTATGGTTCCATAATTTCCATCAGAATCGGAATCAAAGAGATCATTTTGTGAAGATAGAGTAGCACTTTTAATATTACTCGTTACATTATATCTGTACGTGTGAGTAAATCCAGAAATTGCGGAGGATGGTAATGAATTTGATGCAACATATGCAAAGTCATCTTTGTCGCTATAAAGATTCTGTACATCTGAAGTAATTAAATCATTTCCATATTCAATTGGAACAGCAGAACTACTTGCAGTATTAATCTTTCTTCTTATATCATATTCTTTACTAGAATCTACTGTAAAAGAACCTTCTAATCTTATCGTATTACTAGAAATAATTTCTGCAATATGTGGATTATCACTTTCTGTTGCTAAAATCTCAGTATCTCTTTCTAATAGCTCAACTCTATCGCCAACTTTTAAACTAGATCTATCAATATTGCTAGACAAGACATAGTTAGAACCAATTTCTGATACCTGATATCTTGCAGCAGTATTATAAATCCAAGAATTTGCAAATGTTTGTTTGTATGTTTTATTTTGTTGTGGATTCTTAATTAAATCGCCAACATTTTTGATGGTTATAATATCGTTTTCAGAAACATTGATGTCTTCTGAAGTTGGTACAAAACTTGATAATACTCCAAGAATTCTAAATTCTACTTTTTTAGTGATATCACCATTTTCATATCCAAAATATATTTCATTATTTCTGATCAGTGCGTTCTTCCCTATGCTTTCACTGATACCAGAGCATCCCAAGAATTGATTGATTGACTTACTGGTATAAGTAACGGTGTTATTTCCACATACAAAAGTTCCACTATCAGGGAATCCTATGGTAGAATCGACGGTAATTACTGATGAAGATGTAGATGCCGTATTAGTTGTTTTTGTATTTGGAGTAATTGTAAAATTACCCTCAATCGCAGGAAATTCATCATTTCCAACAAACAAAGAAATTTTATAATACTGTTGAGAGTTTCTATTAAAAGTTTCTATTGAAGATACAGATGCACTAGTAGATTCATCTGTGGATTTTTTTATAGTCTGACCTACAAGATTGAGAGGATTATCCCCAGAAATCGACTCTGCAATTACTACTTCTTGCTTTACATATTCTGCAGAAGATGGTTTAATCAGATATTGTTCTAAATTTATAATTTTTGGAGTTTCATTATAAAGAACATTAAATAGAATTCTGAACGATTCGTCCGTTCCTTTTGCTTTGTAGAAACAATTTGCTTCGCTTAGAAAATTTCCAACATCCAGACTTGTTGTAAAATCAGTCTTTTCTAAACCTGGTGCAATAGTATATTTTAATTTTTGATAAAATTCTTTTAAAAACAGAGAACTTAAATTCTGTACACTAGCACCAGAAGAGTGTTCTGCCGCAGAGGAGGTGGAAAATGTAAGTTCTTCCTGATTTAAATCTTGATGGTAATCGGTAATACCACTAAATCCACGAACACACCCTGTAAATGTTGTTCCAGATATTCCAGTATAGGTGATAATTTCATCACCAATTTTCAAAAGACCATACTTATTTGGGAAACCTTTGACACTTGATACAGAAATGCTAGTTGCACTTGAACTAATGTTGGAAGACAGCGTAGTGCTATCAACAACTACTTCTGGTACAAGATTTTCTAACTTTAAGTATTGATCAAGGTTTTCCGCAATGTCTATCGGACCACCTTGATATTCTTGAGATATGTAATATTGCTTTAAAAACTCGGAGGCATTTGGATTTTCATCCAATATAAAACTTGGAAGTTGGCTCTCAATAATCTGCTGAACCTTAACTCTAGATTCAAAACCAGTCTGTATCATATTAGTTTCTTGCTAAATTCCCGTTTGAGTAACTTGATGTATAGTAATCTCTAGTAAACACATTTCCTGTTATTTCATCACCAGAAGCGATTACATCCCTTACCATATTTATTGTACTTTTAGAAATATCAAAGGACAAATATAAGTCTTTCAATCCAATGACATCATTGGATTCTGGGAATGCTTGAATTTCTATAATGCCACCAGAAATAGATGTTTCTGTAATGTTTATTGTTCCTATAGTAATCTCTCCTTTAACGTAGTCAACTTTTCCAACGTCTTTGGCAACAACGATACTATTGCCACTAGAATCGATTTTAACTATCGAAAGAACACCTGTCTTTGCGGAGATTTGTCTTGGTCTAGTAAGAAAAACTTGGCTGGCAGCAGTGGCACTTGTAATAGCACTGTTACCAGTAGTAATGGTAGGAGTATCTGTCAAGTATACTGTAGAAGACTCTCCAGAAATTTTAAATCCAGTAGACTTGATATTAAGTCCTGATGGGTTCACATGGAACTTATTACCAAAACACAATTCATACTGTGCAAATTGATTTAAAGATGCCTTCAAATCTCTTCTAATTCTGACTTTAGTAATATTAGAAGTAATTGCAGAATCTGTGGTATCAATTACCTGCAGGACTTTACTGTACTTAAATCTACCTCCAAACTTATTCAGATCTAGTGATTTAGAATATTTGGTTATACTATTCAATACATTAGTCTTCAGAGAGTCTGCACTAGAAACTTGAGTGCTGTTGTAGTATACCGATGAATCAATTTCAACATAAAGAGATTTGAGATCAATGATCTTTGGATTAATTCCAGAAACTGTATATTGTTTTAACTGACTTAAAATTCTTGACTTATTAAAATCAGAAACAAAACTTCCATTTTTTGGTTTGATGCTCAATATGACATTTCCATATTCTGGTGGATCCAATTCTTCTCCGCCAACAACGGCAACAGATTCTGTTTCTGGATATATTCTTTTTATAATTGCCTCATAATCTCTAGATGTAACTGCTCTATTCTGCGCCGAATAGACTCTTGGAGCATAGTATTTGATTGAATCTATTGGTTCTATACTAGATCCGTTTTGAGATGCCTGGTTGGTCGTTATAGTAACGTTTCCTGAATCAATTAATATATTGGAGGCAGTAACAATACTTCCAGAGAAGGAGAAAACACTGGCACCATTACCTTCTTCTCCATCTGTAATAATATAGTTGGCAGTAACTACGGTTCCATCTCCACCAACATAATCTCCAAGTTTCTTTCCAATAATTCCATCACCAAACTTTATTTCATATTTCTCATCTTGGACTTCCTGTAGAATGTAAATTCTAGAATCTGATGTTGTTCCTAAAATATTATCAATCGCACCGTACTCAATTCCTAATCCACTCTCCGAAGTTTTTCTAACATAAACTGATAATGTAGAAGTATCGATATAAGAATTATTAAGAATAAATCTCTGATCAAGAGATCCATCATAATCAAATCTCTTTGTCAGATATGTTCCTTGATAGACAGAAATATTATCGAAGGATGCCACGCCATTAACAACGGTGGCAGTGATGTTTTCTGGTATTGAGAAAGTATATGTCGTATCATTTGCGGTCCCTACACACACCAGACCCCTCTGTAAGGTTAGTGTAGGAGTATCTTCGGTAGTTGATACTGTAAAGGATATCGTTGCCCTTGCTGCCGTTCTTGAGCGTGGTACATATCCTATATTTCTTGCAAGAGAAACAACATTTTCTCGAAGAGTTGCCGAATCCAAGAAGGACTCATTAACAATCATGTTCGAGTTAAATGCCGTAATATAAGTATTATATGCTAACGTATCAATTAAGACAGAAAAATTTGATCCTTCAAAATCAAAGTCGCTAAATGTTGAATTAGCGCGAAGATAATCTTTGATTGAAGTCTTTATCTGATCAAAATCTAAATTCGTAAATTTTGTAAAGGGCATCTTATCTTGCTGCCTCTAATAGGAACGTATACTCTTGTGTCGGAAACTCTTGCCCAATAATGTCAAAAATAACAGTCACATTAAATGAATTTTGGTCTGGTTGAGGATCCACTTCAACAACTACATTATCAACTCTTGGTTCAAAGTTTTCTATTGCAACCAAAATCTGACTCTGTATAACAGATGCAGTACCAAAATCCACAAATTCAAACAGACTATCCCTTACATCAGATCCTAACAATGAGTTGAAAAATCTTTCAGTGGGGATGGTCTCAACAATATTTCTTACGGATCTACGAATCGCGTTCTCATTTTTTAATATTTGAAGATCCTTTGTCACTGGATGTGGAACAAAGGATAAACTGATGTCTTTAAATGATCTGGATACCCTTTGTTCTGCCATTAGTATAGAGTTTTCTTGATTTTATTTATATTTACTCATGCCATCTTTCAACAAAATCATCAAAACCATGAGCACCACCACATTGACGCTCTAAACGATCGTCTGGAATTGGATAGAGTTCCTCATTTTGAGTAATTTTTCTCTGTTTTGATGCTTTTCTAAGATATTTTTCACTTTCTACTTCTGTAATAAGGGTCATTCCTTGTTCAATGAACAGTTCTCCCTTATCAACCTGGTGATGATTTCCCATTTTAGCTCCTGATTCGTTAAAATCAGAACTTTTAGAGGGGTTGCTATCCCTTAACGCTATTTATTTTCACGTTCTTGAGCGGTTTTCCAGTGATATTCATCCTCATCACCCATACCA